GCCCCCTCGGGCCCTCTGGTTAATCCCCATCAAATTTCTTTATTTCTTCCAGCGAGGTGGAACATGTTAAAAATTGCTACTATTCTTGAATCTTCCCAGGCTTTTGGCGCTTTCTATAGCGTTATAGGTTCTGGGGCTAGAGTCAATTGGGAATCTGGTAATTATGCCTATCACTACTTAGGTGGTGGTGCATACCCTTACCAGGATCAGGTTGGACGGTTAATTAGCCGTGCTGAAGACGTAAGCAGACCTTACTCTGTAACCGAGATTAATTCCGGTTTATTGAGCCCAACCATGGGCTTGAACAGAATAGGCCTTGAACCTGAAAAGTTTTCGCGTATGAATGCTGTCGGCAGCCCTTGGGCTGCCTATGTGCATCATGCTGTCGAGCTCCTATCTGGTTCTTGGAACTTTGCTTCACGTCAAATCCCTGATACAGAAAAGGCAGTCAGTCACTTCAATGTGTCTGGTTCCCTTTATGAATTCCCAACGACGCAGAGCTTTCATCGGATTGTTGATCCGACTGACCCAGCACACGAGTCCTTCACAGGACTCTATGTTAGGCCAAGCTCTTCGCCGGGATGGTCCGCCGCATTTGAGTCTACTGGTTTTATCCAGGACGACTGGGGTTCGTCTTATGTATATCCGGAGACCTCTTGTCTCCAGCAGTGCAAAAATATACATGAGGCGATCATCGCTCAACCGCTTTTTGTTGATACAGCGGGTTATAAAGAGCGATACGGGAACTTCGTCTATACGGTCGACGGGTTTAGCATCCCTGAGATCAAGTATTCTATTGTTTCCGACTATTTGCACGGCGGTATGTGGTATCGTATGGGTCATTTTGTCAGGCATACTCGATCTTTTGAGCTGTTTGACACGATTCCGTACGGTTGGGGAGGTTATATTCGTCAATTCTTACGCTACAACGTGAGTGTTGCAACGGGTATGACTTACCTTACCACTTGGGCAGAGACTGATAGTCCTCCTCCTGTTGTGTTTGCGAACCCCGGTATATCCGTGGCGTATAGCACACAGGTTTGCGACCCGTTTTTCGCTTGGCCTTCCGCACCTTGCGGTAGGGCTGACGAACTTCTGGGTTTTGAGGACGGGAAGTATCGGCGTTCCCATAACCGATGCTTTGCTACTTATATCAGTCGGGCCATGGATCTACAAAAAGACCTATACGCATTGGCGTTCAAGTCTACAAAAGATGCCGTGGACACTTACTATAGCTCGGTGTCTAGTAATCACATCGAGTTCCTCGCTGAATTAAATGATCTTGCTTCTCCTATTGACGTCGCTAAGAATTTCAATCAGGTATCAGCTCGCGTGTTCGCCCAGCCTCTGCCCAAACCTTTGGGCCGTAAGCTCGGTGTTCTTCGCTCGCTTCTATCTGTTTTAGCCGACGCCAAGTTAGTGTACTCACTTGCAATTGCCCCAACTTTTAGGGACGCACTCGACACTGCCAAAAAGGCAGAATCGATTCTCTCTAGGTTCTCCAGCTTAATTGATGGAAAGCCTGAGGAGTTGCGTGGAAAATTCTCGTTGCAAGTGCCTGAGGAGTTATCCGGTTTCCCGGGGACCTTCGCAGTAGCAAGATCTAAGGTAATTGTTCAGTTCCATCCGGACAGTTATCTAACAGGGCTCTTCAAACTTCGAGCCTGGGGATTACTTCCGAGTCTTTCTTCATTGTGGGACCTCTTGCCCTGGTCATTTGTTTTAGACTGGGCAACCCACACTGGAGCTCAATTGGATGAGGTGGACGCGTCTTTCATGCTTAATGCGTTGGACGTCGTGTATTCCGTGCACAGCGTAAAGCTGGGCTGGAATTTCGACCCTGACACACTTGCTGAATATGACGTTCACATCCCATCTAGACTAAGCTCGGACTCTACGATTGACGGCTATGTCTTCTATGACAGATGGGCTGCGCAGTTTTTGCCACAGCTCTCGCCGACTCGACTACCCCTTTGGGGACCATCCGAAGTACCTGACTGGACTCTTTTAGGTGCTCTGATATATAAATTGCTATGATCAAAACATCTAGGCAGTCTTAACGCCTATACAAACACGTTGTAAATGTGCTTGAAAGGAGCCATTCTACCATGTCCAAATCAATTCTGAACACGTACGCAGGTGGTGGATCCACCCTCACCATCGAACCGGCAGACAAAGCTAATCTCGTTGAGGTGCCCACTGTGCAAGCTGGGCTCTCTCGTGAGACGAATTATGTCTACATGGGTTCAAATGCAGAGCATCCCCTGATTCACCGGGTTGGGTATTATCCCAATCCTGGTGCTAAGGGTGGCTTAGGCATTGTTAATATCAGCCTGCGCACTACTACGGTCGTTTACGACGACATCGCTGAGACGTACGGGGAAGTCCCCGTTACAACGGCTTGGACGATGCCCGGAAACGTCGGCGTGCTTGACCCGGCTGGTTTTGCGTTGTTACTACAAAACCATATCAGCCTGATCTTACCTGCCGGCGCTGACGTCCTTGGGATTGGCGCTCTCGCTCGTCTCGCCTTTGGCGTGACTGGCGGTTTGGCTAGTCTCTTGGATACCGCGTAGATGTTTAGTTGGAGGGTAACCATCCCCTCCCTGCAAGGCTCTTTCACGATCTCCCTTGACCATGGAATCCTTGCAGACCGTCTTGCAAGCTCACACACTGTTGGAAACTTAAACAATGTTAAAGCAGCTTGCTTGGCGTGGTTAAGTTTACTTGGGGATTCACCTCTTGGTGCTAAGCCTAATAGTTGTCTTTACAGATTCTTTCGTGACATCTGTACAGACTATCGGATGACTGTTAGGAACACCAGTTCCCTGGCCGACAGGTTGCTTCGCTCTCTTGAGCGAGCTCCTGACGGTACTCTCTTTATAAGTGAGTATATACCCGAATTCCAGAGGCTCCCGATTTTTGGGGAGTACTTAGAATTTGGGCGAACAGGGTCTCCTCTGCTGCTTCAGTACATTCTTAGCTTTCTATGGTTTTCCAAAAAAGGCTATTATGAAGACAGCGAGTTCGAAACCACGGCCTTACGCCGATGGCGCCAAACTGAGGAAGAGTTGGGAAACATCATTGTTCCACCTTGGGTATCTAATCTTAAGAAAGTATTAAGTTGGATATTTAGGGATTGGAAGGGCGGACCATTCCTCCCCAAACACGGGAGTGGTTCTGTTGCCGAGAGGGCCGTTCATGGCGTCATTGCCAAGAATCGGATTTTATCGATGACTCCCGCTCAATTGTACCTGGCCAAAAAGGCCGGGTACTCTTTAGCGGAAGGCTGCGATTCCTCAGAGCATGTTTCTTTTGTGAACCAAGTACCAAATTCCTTGCGCACGAGTTGTTTAATGTTCGTACCCAAAGACTATAAGACTGACCGAGCAATTTGCATGGAGCCTACGGGTTTTATGTACACCCAGCAGGCGGTACGTCTTTGGCTCGAATCATATCTGGAGGATAGTGTGCTTAAGCGACACATTGTCTTGAAAGACCAGACCCACAATCAAAGGGCCTCGTCTTTCGGTTCTGCAACTGGTTTAGTCGATACGATAGACCTTAGCAGCGCATCAGATTGTGTGCTTTGGGACCTGATTAGAAGTGGGTTTCCAACCCAGCTGGTTAGGTACCTAAGTGCTACACGAACAAGTACCGTGGCTTTACCCGATGGAACAGTTGCTTCTGTGAAGAAGTATGCTCCAATGGGGTCGAGCCTGTGTTTCCCAATACAATCGGTACTCTTTTCAGCCATTGTGTTAATGGTTACGTTCGCGCAGGGATACGGGAGACGCTGGGATGACGCAAGTGCACTCGCCGAGTTGGACTTAGATTTGGCTTATCAAAGCCTTTTCTCATCTAAGTTCGACAGTGCATCTGATAAATACCAGCCTTTTCTCGCCTATGGCGACGACATAGTCTTAGATCATAGGACGACGTCTAGCGTCATCGAGTGCCTTATTAAGTTAGGCTTCAAAGTCAACACAGGTAAGTCCTTTATGGGAGACTCCGCTTTTCGCGAGTCGTGTGGCGAATTTTACCTTCTTGGTAAAACAGTCACTCCTTACTTCTTGAAGCTTGATAAGATAGATCGTGTAATGTGTGTAGAGACGCTTAGTGGGCTTATTGATCATGCCAACAAAGCGTACGATCATGGATACCTGCATCTTCGAAGGTTCCTGATTAACGTAGGGCTCCGATATTCGACAGAGTTCCGCGTTAGCAATGGCTACAATCCTATCCTTTTTTCATCGGATAGGAATGAAAGTCTTGCCTTCTACACCCCCCGCCCTCGCAACGCGCACTTAAAGGTGCGCAGATGGAAATTCGGTATGAGCCCGATGCTGACTGGTACGAATGTCAGTTATCAAAGGGACGAATACCGTCGGGTTACGATCCGCCAGGCGAAAAAAGTAGTGTCACCGGACATCCGCGAGCCAAAGCTCCCTAATGAAAAGAAGGGAAAATTGGTTTACGGGGAATTCGATGATTATTACTACAATACCTGGTGGCGTTCGCGATATAGCAGTGCATCTCATTCCGAGGCAAGCAGTCATTTGGAAGAGCCGTCCAGGCTCCGCCATGTGCATTTTGGCTTAAACGATTCCTATTACTACGAACCGGGTAGTGGTTCCTTATACTACGAACCTACTACATTAGCCAGAAGCTTGCGGGACGCTAGTTTTTCTAGCGGCACTGCTAAAGTCGACACCCTAGGGACAGGGTGGAGCTGGGGATGGACTCCTAGCTCCTAGTCTCGCAGAG